GGGCCTCGCGGCCCCGACCCGTTCAACGGGTGATGCTTTTCTGCAGAATCTTGGACTACCAAGTCCATGTCGAGAAAGGTGTGATCTCCCCTAAAGTCAGGACGGATCCCATGCCATATCCAAGAAGGGCAAATACCTCGGAAATACTCGGTTATTATTATGATTGGGTGAATGCTAAGGATGGAATATCCAAACGCGCTCAACCTTTCATGTATGTACCGGAATATTTCCAGGGGCAAATGCCGCTCAACTATTCCAACAGAAGAAGGAATGGTCGATACATCGAGGGTCATGGCTGGGTGATGCTCAAGGAACGGACCTGGTACAGTCCTGGGTTTAACAAAACCTACAGGCCTGGTGCTGGTCTAGCGTACATTGGTGGGTATATCCCATTGACGCACGCTATCTCCACCTATCATATGCGGGATTCCCTTTGGGGAACTCCCGGTTACATAAGTTGGGCGAAGACAGCCTTGAATGGCCGTGGAGCTGAAGCTTGGAATGCTCTTAAACCGAGCAAACCAGACTTTTCCATGGCTACATCAGTGTATGAGTTGAAAGACCCGCTCTCCGTGTACCGAGATCGCCTCAAAAAGGTAATCAAGAAGACACGGAAGAAGGGCGGTAAGTCAATCATCTCTAGTGCCGCTGAATACAATTTAGCTATTCAGTTCGGGTACATTCCATTATTGAATGATATCCGAAAGTATGTTAAGGCGCAACGTGGCGCCCAACAACGCTTGGCACAACTCATCCGCGATGAAGGCAGACCTGTACGACGTCGTCGGAAACTGCCCGAACCTTCGGGTGGCTCCGGTGAGACCTCCACGTCGTGGACCTCGACTGGTTCAGAGACACCTTTCATACCGTCACATGTCACGCAATGTTTTGCGGGACCTGCTAAGTATGAGGGGTACTCTTCCAAAGAGACCACGGTGTGGTGCGAAGGGAAAATGAGATATCTCCTTCCTCCGGGCCCACGTACTGTGGACTGGAATAGGAAGATAATGCGTCGTATTATGGGCTGGAGGGTAACCCCCAGTGCATTGTACAACGCGATCCCTTGGTCGTGGCTTGTTGACTACTTTACTGACTTAGGTCAGTTTATTGAGGCAACAAGCGCAGGCGTAGAAGACAGACTCATCTGCGACTACGCGTATGTCATGATGACGATCCGATGGTATAACCAAACGACCGCATCAAAGGTCATGCATTCAAACCTGAAGGGCACAGCACCTGTAACGGTGACTGGCTCTCGGTATAGTGAGCGTGTTACTAAAATTCGCACGTTCGCTACACCCTTTGGGTTCGGTGTGAAACAGTCAAGCCTCACACCGAGGCAAATCGGCATTTTGGGTTCCCTCGGGCTCTCCCGATTGCCGTGACGTCGTGAGGACGTCAGCAACTCTCAAGAAAGACAAGGAGAATACCTATGTACGCCGACCCTCAGTCCCTTACGATTAGTGGCGTTGCCACCTCGTTTCCGCGAGTTGGTAGTTCCAACCCGAATCGTGTGGGTACCTTCCAGACTAGCGATGGGAACGTTGTTCTCACCGTTCGTCAGGACCAGACCGCAAACCGTTTCCGTCGTGAGTTTCGACTCACTCGGAAGAAGGTCGCCGCGGACCCGATCTCGGCGGTGAATAAGGAGGTTTCGGCCTCCATCATCATCGCCGTGGACGAGCCCAAGGTTGGCTTCACGGACGCGGAACTCATCGCCGATTTCTCGGCGGTGGTTACTGCGCTTCAGGCTGGCACGAATGCCAAGCTGACGCAGCTTCTGGGCGGTGAACTCTAAGGAGTTCATCGTGTCTCTGCTATCTCTCTTCGGAGAGGTAGTGGAGATGGGGGTTTATATACGTGCGTACATCGGTACGGTCTTCACCACCTTCTCTTAAAGGAGGGATGAATGAAAATACCGACTATGCTCCTAGATCGGGTCCTTCTCGACGAAGGACTGCAGATCAGCGTTACCGTCGAACGTGACTCGCAAGAAATTGCGAGTCGGTTTGAACACGAGGGTATGAGTTTCTTAACGATAACTCTCCCTTCTCTGTGCGATGCCCTTGATCAGGGCCTCGCACATGGTCGCATCTCACCATCAATGTTTAACGGATTTAAACCGTTCAAACGTGGTGGAAAGCTCCCCGCTTTGTTGTCGGGGTTCTTCATGCGTGTGTTCAACCTGGACGGCTCGTTAAAGGAGACGCCTTGTATAGCCTCTATTGGAGCTATACGCTTGGTAACCCGCCTCTTCAAAAAGGTGGAATTGCCATGCTCATCTGCCCGCGTAAAGCAGGCTTTTGAAAGGTATGTTTCCAATGACGAGAGCATCAACAGTACTTCTGGCGACTTTGCTTCTCTTCGCATTGTCGCTGGCTATCTATGGTCTGACCTCCAAAGCCTATCTGGAGCGCTTTACTGCGCGCCAGGAGTATTTGGAACAGGGGCAACTGCAGAGCGTTTGGCGTTCAACGAACGACACTCACTCAAGCAGTGGCCGAAGCGGGGAGATCATTTATATCCCCTCGCCTACCATGGAGCCTCAAGAGAAGATGACATCGAAACCCTCGCGGGAATCGAGTTACTTGGACCTGAGGCTGAACAACCCGTCAGGGTAGTTCAAGTACCGAAGACGCTGAAAACTCCACGTATCATTTCAGTTGAGCCTTCGTATATGATGCTGCGACAGCAGAGCATTGCGAAGCTTCTGATGGGGTACCTTGAAAGTGATTTATTCAAGGTTAAGTCCATCCGATTCACCAATCAAACGGTGAACAATGAAATGGCACGTATTGGCTCTCTAGATGGTAGCTTAGCCACCATCGACCTTAAAGATGCATCTGACATGGTCTGTTTGGACCTCGTTCGGAAGATCTTCTCGGTCTGCCCCGAGTTTCTCGAGTATATCGAGGCTGCTCGGAGTACGAGGGCACAAATGCCAGACAAATCCATAGTAGAACTACGGAAATACGCTTCGATGGGAAGTGCTTTGTGCTTTCCAATCGAGGCGATGGTGTTCTATACCATCGTTATGATGAGTATGGTCCGCCAGTCTGGTAGGAGGATGTCCAACAAACTGCTAACCGAACTCTCTGCCAGAGTTTCGGTGTACGGTGATGATATCATCGTGCCAGCAGAGATGGCAGCCGGAGTCATGCAAGACCTTGAATCCTTCGGACTAAAGGTCAACCATGATAAGTCCTTTACAACAGGATACTTTAGGGAATCCTGTGGTGGCGACTATTACAAGGGACACGATGTGACCCCTGTATATGTTCGCCAGTGGGACGTAACCGGCAGCACTCGTGATGCTCGGATACTTTCGTCCTACATTTCCCTATCCAATCAGTTATACTTGAAAGGATGTTGGAATGCAAGTCAATATATCCGAGATCACGTCACAGCTACGTGGGGGACAATACCCCGTACGCGGAAACCATGTGGTGCTCTCACCTTCGCTTCTGTACTCTTTGATACAGGAGTTAGGTGGGATCAACATTTATATGGTTACCGCGTTAAGGGTTTTAGCCTACGCGCTGGACGCCGGGAAGATCCGGTTAGAGACGTTCGAGCAGCTATGCTCTTACGTTTCGGACCGCAGCACTTGGGTGAATCTATTTCCAGCACTTTGCAAAGCGTGCGTTACTCTAGTGAGCGACCCCAAGGGGCCACTTGCTGGAGCGGACGACCGCGTGAGCAGGATGCTAATGGAGCAAGAGACACTCAATGCGCTGGACATGATGAGGCACGTCATCTCCGAACTATACGGAACAGAACCTGGAGGAATCCAGAGACTGCTCAATATGGCGAAGAATGGCTTGCCCATTATGTACAGGAGAAACTGCTGGGACGACTAAAAACCGTCCTAGACCCTGTTTCTTCTGAACTCGATCTAACGACGAGTGTGAGTTCCTACGCACTCAACGCGAAGCGTAGGTGGACCCCGGTGCAAACCGGGCTGCCCTCATGGTAACATGAGGAGCATGCAGG